TGCGTCTTGCTCAATATATCGTCGTTCGGGTTAATGTTATAGTGAATTTCAATTTGACTTGCGGTAAGTTCGTTTACCTTTGTTTGCGGAACAGTATGGCAAATTGCTATCAACTGTTTTAAGAGTGCATAGTCGGTCTTTTCACAACCAATTATATCGCCCTTAATGATAGTATAAGCATTTTCCCAACCACCACCAAGCAAACGAGCTTTGCCCGTGTCACCGCCACTTGAAGTAACGCCACTTGCAAGGGGTACACCTGCTATATCATAAGCCTTTGACACTCTTTGTTCATAGTAAGTGTTTATGTCTTGTTGGCTAAATTGAATGTCAACTGTATTAAAATCGGCAGGGGTTTCAGGGTTGTTGGTCTTAACTACCACCGCACCGCCTGCTATCATAGCATTTATAGTTTCTTGGTCTGCGTCAACATTCTTGAATACATACAATTTATTTGCACTATCAAAAATACTGTCGGCACAGTTAGATACCACATTGTTTATATCGTCAAATAGGCTTAAATTGAGTTCTATAATGCCTATTCGTTCTTTGTTGAATATATGCTCTACTATCGGCAAATATGGGTACTCGGTTGCCCTTGCCTTGATTTTAGGCATATCGTCAGTTGTCTTAATGCAGTTTGGTATAGCCACATTACTGTAAATAAACATAAGGTTTCTTGTGTATATAGTCACAACATACTTGTCGCCTGTGGAGTTTATAACCCCTCTATCGCCAACATTGGCTATATTTACACAAAACAACTCTTTTTCGCCAACATAAGACGAATATATAACAAAGTTTTCCATAGGACTAACACAGTTTATCGCAAACGGGCTTTCCATATCCTTGTCATAATCTACCGAATATGTGCCGTCATCATTGATAATGTCGGTTCTCGGTTGTGCAAAGGTTGTACCTACACCAAACTTAAATGCGTCTTTCTTGGTTTCCATAAACTCGGTATGAAAGCCACTATCTGCCAAAAATCTATCAAATATGTGTAAATCATCATTACAGTTGTCGCTTTTATGTGAAAACTGCATTTTGTCACCGAGCATAAAGTTGGTTTTAAAGTCAACTTGCCTTTTTGCGTGGTTTTCTACCACTTTGCTATTCACATTTGATGAATATGGTCTTTTTTTGAGCAAAATATCTTGTTTGCCCTCATACACATCTGCATATTTTTGCATTTTTTTTGCATTATCTTGATGTGTCTTTATACAATCGTTTAAATATTTATTAAATACCACAATAGCACCTTGCGGGGTGCGAATTTCATCGGGTTTTACGGGTATTTTTATCTTTTTAATGCCTTGATATGCAAAAGCCAAAATTATTCCCTCCAAAAACAAAAAAGTGCAAAGCCACCGCTTAATGTGACCTTGCACTCATAATAATTTGACCTACTTTGAGGTTTCTTTCTCTATCTTTTGCACCGAGTAACTTATTTTTCTCTTGCAGTTCGGGCAAATAGTATTTTGATTGCTATTTTGTATGTTAAAATCAGCGTCATAGCCGTATTTTGTATATATCTTTATGGCTTTTACACCACATTTGGGACACTCTTTTAATACCAAAACACTACCCCCTTTTATTTTATTATATACAACAAAACCAAAAAGTCAAGCATTTTTTTAAAATTTATATTTCATAATCGGTTTTACTGCCTTTTTTAAGGTTATCTTCGGCTCTTAATAGTTGCAAATTAGTGTAGTGGCATAACTTTTCAACATCTTCAACCGTCTTTGCGGTTGCTAATGGAATTATATGGTCTATATGCACCTTTTCTGTGCCGTCATATTCATATCCGTAGTTGTCAAAGAAAGTCTTGTTTAGGTAAATTTTTAGGTCTTTAATAGAGCAACCTAAAATTTCTTCGGCGTGTTTTTGCTTTGTAAGTCCTTTTCGGTTGAAATATTGATATATTTTAGTTCTAATTTTCGTGCAAAAATTATAAACATCATCTGAACCCATTTTTTCGTAATGATACTGTTTTTTTGAAAGTCTTAAATTTTCCTTATTGTCCTTTCTATATTGCTTGTGATATTCGCTATAATGCTCTTTGTGATTTATTCTATGTTCTTTAGACCTTTTCTTGATAATTTCTTTGTTTTTTTGATAATATTCTTTTGCCTTTTTTGAGTATTCCTCTTTGTTTTGTGCGTATCTATCTCGACTTTTTTTAATTATAATATCTCTGTTTTCTTCTCTGTGTTTCTTTGCATATTCACAAACACACTTTTTACAAGCGGAATTATATCCGTCTTTATTAGATTTGCTTATATAAAAATGGTCTAATTCAAATTCTTTACCACATTTTCTGCAAATTTTTGTTTCCATAATTTTTCACACAAAAACCCCAAAGACAAAAAGCAATGGTGCGAGCATTACATAATTATCTTTGGGGTTTTATAAACATTTTATTTTTGTAATCTCGCACATTACTCAATAAATATAACACACAAAGACTTAAAAGTCAATACTATCTTTTCAAAACAGTTATTGAGTTTTGTCTATCTCTTTGTTGCAAAAATTTTTCAGCATACATTGCTACACTATCTATGCTGTCATCATATAGGTTTTTTTGAGTATAGGAAAACGAAGTTAAATATTTAAGGTACTTTCCCATCTCTGACCCTTGTGCATATAAACCGAACTCCGGGAACACCATTGAAGCCTTAATTACCGCCTCATTATCGTAAATTTTGTTTTCTTTTTTCTTAAAAGTATAAATTTCGGTAATATTGCAGTAATTTATGCCTCTTTCAGCAAGTTTTTCTCGCAAAAGCGAGGCAAGGCTTGTGTCGGTGTTCTTTTCTATGTGCAATCGGGTGATATGGTGCTGCTCTATTTTACTAATAATAGTAGAATATATCTTTTCCATAGGTTTCATTTGGAATATGCAATCTTTTAGGTAGTGCTTATCGCCTATGGGTAGGCAAATTGTCATAGCGATATAGTTCGCACCTGTTCTCGCAGGGTCTAACATCGCCCAACAACTCTCATTTTCTCGTTCTTCCTCTATATGCGGTATGACCTTATATGTCAGCAAGTTGTCATAACTAAACGCACAACCCTCAATCGGCATAGGCTCTTGCATATCCATAGCCATAAAGGTATTATAGTCGGCAAGTCTATCGGCTCTCGCTTCCTCTGTGGTGTATTTGTGAGGATATGTGCTTTCATCGGTGTCCCAATCTAATTTCGGCACGGATACGAATACCGATTTGTATTTCGCATTGAATTTTGTGTACTTGTTGACCTTGCTTTGCACCGCCTCATCGCCACCATATTTCCTCTTTACAGTTGACAAGAAATCGTAAATGTGATAAGTAGTGCCACTAAATACCTCAAAACTATTGTTATCGTCATATTTTCGCTTTTTCCATTGGTCTTGATACTTTTCAATGTCTTTTTCGTGCATATTGATATTACCTTTGTCTTTTGACCTTGTAATATCGTCATAAAATCTATACTTATATCTACCGCCGTCAACAGGGGTGTCTTTGTTCACCAAAAGTAGTGATGTTCCCTTTGTGCTGCCGTGCAAAAGCAATCTCGCAGGCTGATTATTGCCACCCTCTCGGCAAACGTCAAACATTTTGGCTTTATCGCACTCGAATTGTGCATAATATGGAAATACTTTGCTATAATTTGGTTTGCACATATACTTGACAATTTTATTTGCCATATCAGTTATCAAAGAGGGGTTTCCAACAACTTTAAGTATATCTGAATTTATATCCACTCCAAAGATATACGAAATCATTACTGTGTCGCAAAAGCTCTTGCCGTACCCTACGGGACATTGTTTTTCAAGATATTTTACTGTGCCGTCAAGCACCATTTTGTCGGCATAGTGCCAAAAACCCTTAAAGCAATTAAGGTTATATTTCCACACCTTATCGTTTTCCGGCATACCCCACTCCATATAAAGTGCAAAGTTTTGTATGTTCCTAAATGCCGATAGGGCGAAAAAGTCCTCATAGATTTTGCCATAAGTCGCATAGTATTCTTGCAACTTTTGTAAATGCTCTTTGTTTTCTTCCGTGAACTTTTGCGTCTTGACCTTTTTGGCTACCGCAGTTATATGTTTCAATTTGTCTTTGACAGTAGGCAATACATACTCCAAAACATACCCAATATGCTCACGAATTTCGCTCTCGCCCTCGTTATCTCGCAAATTCGCCAAATAATAGTGTATCTGCGAATACATTGTCTTGTATAGGCTATCGCATACCGCTATCACATACTCGTCATTTGACAAATACTTTTTCGTCTTTCGCATTTCGCTAAATGCCACTCGGCTCTCTTGCACCAAGTCAAATATGTTATCCAAACAAAGCACCTCCGCCATTTTTACCCATTATACCAAATCAACCGCAATTTGTCAAATTCCCTATATAAAGCAAAAAGACGATAGACTGCCCTATCGCCCTCTCGCTATGTTTTCCACTAAATTAACAACAAAATCATTATACACCATACCCCCACATTTGTCAACCATAAAAATTGCCCCACAAGGAACGGCAATTCCCCGCGAGGCATACAGAAAGGAGGTCAGCACAGAAGAAAAACAACAAAACCCCTATGCCACCACTATTCTACCATACCCATACCGCTATTGTCAAGTCTTTTATTCAAGTCCGCGCTACCCATAAAATCAATTCAAAAATCTCTGAAAATTGGGAGGGTAATCGCCCCTGTGGCTCGGCTCTCTGAAATAGGGAACGGCTACCCCATCGCAACCCCCTAAAAATAAAGCTTTTCTATGTTACACAAACGACCGTATCTGAAACAACAACAAAAAGCAAGTAAAAAAGCAAGGCAGCGAGGACAATAAAAAAGAGCGATAACATTACACAACGATATTTTATATAAACCATATAAACAAAATTTATTATTTAAAAAAATATACACTATAATAATATGATATATAATAAAAGATATAGCACAATAGACAAGTACAAGATATAAAGCAAGTACAAAACTAAAGATATATAATAACTGTGTTGTGACTTGCTGCCGGTATTGTTTAGTTGTGTTATGTTGTGGATGCTATAACCGTTATATATAACTATAATATAGTATAATATTTTGGTATGTTCTGAACACTTACAAAGGATACAAAAATAACACTTTTTACACCTATAAAAAAACATTAATAATTATTTAAAAAATAATAACTTTTTACTTGACAATTATATAATAATAATGTATAATTATACTTGTAAAAGATACTTTATACAAAAAAGGAAGGTAAAAAAACTATGTATCAATTTTATGTAACAATGAAAACGGACAACGGACGCAAAACAACAAAAGTAAAAGCAAGCAGCAAGCAAGACGCAATAAAAAAAGCAAGTACAAAGCTAAAAAGTAATACAATTATAGATGTTGTAATGTTAAAAAGTTTTTAGAGGTGTAAAAAATGTTAAATGATGTCTATTTAATGAACAAATCAACCGGCGAGCTTGTACCATCTCAACAAGTTTTTAAAGACTTTTACAAAACACATAATATTTTTGATAGCGTTTTTGATGAGTGGCAAGAAACAAATATAATTGTAGATGATAGTTATATATCACCGCCAGACTTTACAAAAGCAATAAAATTATAATTATTAAAATGTTGTTAGAGTACACAAGTATTTTTTATTTGTGTATTCAATAGAATATTTTAATATATTCTAAAATTAAAAAATTGAGAGGTTTTAAAAATGAAATTCAGAACAACACAAAAAGAAATTAAAAACGGATACGGTTATATATTCTCAATTCCGTATTGTGACGCTTGGCATTTGTTAAAAGGTCAAGAGCCGGAAGCATACACCGCCGGGATTTATGGCTGGAATGCTGATATATACAGCCGCGGCGGCGTTGCTATTGT